TTGATCCAATGTCGAATCAAGGGCTAAAAGATGGAGTTTTCGCAGAACCTGTAAATACCTCTGAATTAATTTACAGGGCTTTAAAAACAGGAATGTGTACTCTAGCTGAACTAAAAACAACATTGGATCTTGAGGATGTTTTAGACATTATCGAGTGTTGGCAAGTAACCCAATACAACGAAACAAAGATAAAGCATTTGGTTAATAAAGGCGCAAAAAATGGCTGAAAATATTGTTGAGTCGATAATTGTAAAGCTTGGGTTGGACGGCTCACAATATAATCGTGAAGCCGAAAAAGCCAAGTCAAATAATGACAAGCTGAATAAGTCTGTCAGCGAAACCGATAAGATCGTTGGCAACGTAACAAAGACTTTAGCGCGGTGGTTTAGTGTAGCTGCCGCTGCTACTGGTATTCTTAGAATGGTTGATCAAGTTCAAAAGCTTAATGACGAGCTTTATCATCTTGAGCGCAATTTAGGAATGTCAGCAAGCACTATTAAGAACTGGCAAGGCGCTGCTGGTGCAATGGGTGGATCTGCTCAGGGCATGACTGAATCAATCAAATCCCTAAACATGGGAATGAATGATTTTGTCACAATGGGCGATACTACCCTATTGCCATTCATGAATGCTTTGGGTGTTGGCATGGTCGATGCTCAAGGCAAACTAAGAAAAACTGATGATGTGATGTTAGACCTTGCGGATTCATTCTCTAAAATGGATCGTGAGCAAGCATTTTCTATTGCCTCAAAAATGGGAATTGATGAAGGCACATTCAATACGCTTGTACAAGGGCGTAAAGAAATGGAGAAGATGCTTGAATATCAATCTAAGATGTATAAGTCATCTGAAGAAGAGTTAAAAGCATCTCGCCAATTAGCACAAAACCGCGCTTTACTTGGTCAACATTGGGAATCACTTAAAACAATGATGGCTAATGCTATCATCCCGTTATTTGTTAAACTTAGTGAAGTTGCGTTGGGGATATTTGAGTATCTTCAAGAAAACCAACAAGCAGTACAGGCGGTATTTAAAGGCATATCGTTTGTAGTTGGCGCCATTCTAATACCAATTTTAGCAAAGGCTACGATTGCGGCTTTAGCGTTTATTGCTCCATTTGCTCCATTTATCATAACTGTGGGGTTGTTAGGTGCAGCGTTTGGCTTGCTCTATGATGACTATAAAACTTGGGCAGAGGGTGGCAAGTCTTTATTCGATTGGGGTGCATTCAAAAAGTATATTGATGATTCGACTTTATCTGTTGATAACTTGAAAAATGCTTTCAGCAATCTAGGCAAAGACATGCTGAATAATGCAATACCAACACTCAAAGGTTACGCTGAGATTCTTGATAAATTAGTATCTGGCAATTTTAAAGGGGCAGCCTTGCAAGCTTGGGATATGCTTAAAAACTACTACTCAAGAGCTGCTGACTTTGTTGATGACTTAACTGGTCAAGAACAAGGGACATTGGCTAATACCGTTGGTAATCTTGTGAATCCGAGCACACCTCCTGCGACTGGAAATGCTCAAGCGTCTTATAGATCAAAAGCATTCACACCAGAAAAAGCTGCTTCTATTGCGCGTGTAGCTAAAAATATTGGTGTTAATCCTAATGATTTGGCTGCTGTTATTTCATTTGAAACTGGTGGAACTTTCAGCCCTGGTAAGAGAAACCCGAAATCTTCTGCAACTGGATTAATTCAGTTCATGGCTGGATCTGGTGGCACTAAAGGGAAATACTATGGCATGACTCGTGACCAGTTTGGCTCACTGTCTTTTGATGAACAGATGAAGTATGTTGAGAAATACTTTATGGATCGCAGTAGTAGATTTAGGGCTGGTAATGAAGCCAAGAACACTACTGGTGATGTATACGGTGCTGTAACTGGCTACGGATACAAGAAAGGGTCAAGAGAGTATGAGTTAAATAAAGTATGGGACTCAAACAAGAATGGCATAATCGAAAAAGGCGAAATGGTGTTAAACCCATCATTCAGGGCGCACCAACGACAATATTTTGATATGTCAAACATGGCTGCTGTTCAGCAATCCACTCGTCAAGGCGACTTTATCGACTTAACCAAAGCTAGACAAAACCAAGCAACGGCAAACAAGGCTAATGAAGTCCAAGTAAATGTAGGTGATATTAACATCCAAACATCATCTAGTACCGTCACTGGTAATGTCCAAGATGCAATGGGTGCGATTAAAGATCAATTCTATCAATTCCGAAATTCATTTAATTAGGTGATTTATGCTAGCTGGAATGCCTTCTGTGCCAGATTTTATACCAGTGGAAGCCTTGACAAATGTCGGGCTTTCATTGGGCGGTGCTGCTCTAATTAATGGCGTATTCGGCAAAACATGGGGGATTGTCAATCAATTTGGCATACCTATTGTTTTAGCTGATACTGTTGTAAGTATGAATTATGATGCTGGGTCTAGCATTTCAAAATACCCAGTAGAGCAAGGTTCGTTTGCTTCATACAACAAAGTTAATGCACCTTCTATGGCTACTGTTTCAATGTCAAAAGGTAGTGGTGGTGTGCTTGAAAGAAGCTTGTTTCTAGGTCAAGTTGAAGCTCTATTAAAATCAACTGTAAGCTTTCACATTATTACACCTGAGTACGTTTACCTAAACTATCAGATTGTTGGTATCAACCATGCACGCTCTGCTCAAGATGGGGCAACAATGATTACAGTAAATATTGATCTTGAAGAAGTGTTAGAGGCTAAAGTGGAATACTCTATTGAAGAAGTAAAAGCCCCTAGCGACTCTAAAACTGTAGATGGTGGCGCCAAACAATCAACACAGCGAACCAGTGTTTTACGTGGACTTTTTGGAGGATAACATGGCTCAATACGATATTCCTTTAGCACAAGTCCCGAACCAATTTTTTACTACTTCACTAAATGGTGTTACTTGGGCAATCACGCTAGAAACTCGATTAAATAATTTATATATCAGTTTATCTAATAACAATGATGGTGATGTATTATTAAATCGGATATGCCTGAATCGAACTTATTTAGGTCATGGTTTTATTTTTGTTGATATAGATGGAAATAGTGATCCTCAATATACAGGCTTAGGCACTCGTTATTTACTTATATGGACGGACGAAGTATGATTTTATAGTGCCTAGCCTGACGGGGTGAAAGTGAAGATAGCCTATTCACGTGGCACACCAATTTTATTAATTAGGTTATACTAGCCTCCAATACGGAGGCTTTTTATTGTGAAAAAGAAGGTCATTAAAATAACGCTAACACTGCAAGATGGCGTTCAAACTTTTACGGCTGAAGGTGACAACCGATTGTCATCTACAGGCTTAGCCATATCTACCAGCATCACATATGGCAATGGGGCTATTTCACCGACTGCTCAAATCACTGTTTACGGCCTTCCTCTTGCCACAATGATTAAGCTTATGCGTATTCAATGGAATACCATGCAAGCGATTTTAAACATGGTCAAGATTGAAGTTGGGGAACAAGGCAAATTATTGGAAGTTGTTTATGAAGGAAATATCACCTTCGCAACAATCAATATGGATGGCGCGCCAAACGTAGCATTAGTTATTACAAGCCAAATGGCTGTAGTTGAAAAAATGCGCCCTACTGATCCATTCATCATCCCAAAAGGTGAAGAAGTCGATGCGGCTGATATTGTTAAATTCTTGGCGCAAGACATGCAATACAAGTTTGAAAATTATGGCGTTACTCACATCCTAACAGATACAACCCTGAACGGCTCAAATATTGAGAAAATTGAAAAGTTAGCTCAAATGTGCGACTTTGATCTGTACATCGAGCAAAGATTAATTGTTATCTGTAAGAAAGGTGGAGATAGGGAAGTTAAGATACCAGTCATCACGCCTAAGACGGGTTTAATTGGCTACCCTGCACCAGATCAAAGAGGGATAACATTTAGTTGTGCCTATGATCCGCTTGTTAGATTTGGTGGCATTGTGCAAATCAGAGAAAGCATTATAGGCGATGTTGTTAATCAAGATTGGCGCGTATATGGTCTTGTTGCTACACTTGAGGCAAATATTCCACAAGGCAAGTGGCAAATGAATGTAAATGCGACTTGGAGGAATTCAAAAGATGCAGCAGTCCAACGCTAGTGGTTTTAACATCAATAATCTTGGTGGAGCCAAAGAATTTAAGGCTAATATTCTGTCAATTCTTTCCAGTGAATTAAATACTGGTGAAGTTGTAGAGATAACGGCAGTTTATTCAAACGATAATGGCCCTGTTGGTTTTGTCTCTGTTAAACCTATGCTTTATCGTATTGGTGCGGATAACAACAACCTAGAATTAGGCGAAATCCATAATGTGCCTTATTACCGAATACAAGGTGGAAAGAATGCAGTTATATGTGACCCGCAAGTTGGTGATATAGGGTTTTGCGTATTTGCGACTCGTGACACATCACTGTTAAAGCGAACCAGATCAAGAGTCGGACCAAACGTAAATCGCATTTGTGACCAGTCAGACGCATTCTTAACGATGACTTGGAGCAAAGAAGAAGCCGAACAATATATCTGGTTTAAGGGCGATGAAATCCATATCAAGGCAAATTCAAAAATTGTTCTTGATGCGCCAGAAGTTGTAATACCTAATGGAAAATTAACAGTATCAGGCATAATTGAATCTTTAACTGATATAATCACTAAAGCTATTAGTTTATTTACCCATAAACACAGTGGGGTTCAAAGAGGCTCTAGCGATACAGACGTACCAAAGGCTTAATTATGCAATTACATGAGTTGTTCTGGTTCTTTATTGGTTTTGTTGCAGCATTTATTGTGATTCATTCAGCGCGAAGTATTGCTTATGCAGTGGCGGCATTTTTCACTTTATTAGTTGTGCTAAATATCATGGGGGTGAATATTATATGAAAACAATGTTCTTAAATCCGAAAACTTGGGATTTAGCTTTAGACACACAAGGAAATATTGCTGTGTCTACTGAAGAATACCAGCAAGCGCAAGATATTGCGTGTTCATGCCGTGTTTTTCTTGGAGATGATTATTACAACAAGAATGATGGCATACCTTACTTAGAGTCAATCATGGGCAAATTTGGCTATCCAATATCTTTATATCAACGCCATTTACAAGAAAGATCCCTGCTTGTTTCTGGTGTAGTATCAGTTAATGTAAAATTGGCTTTGGATAAAGATCGTGTAGCGTCTGGATCTATTGAGTTTACAAATGATAAAAATCTTAGCGGAGTAGTGGGCTTATGATCCCAAAGATAGAAATAACTGATGTTGGTTACTTGGTTCCAGATACCGAACAAATCAACAATGGCACATGGGAAATGATTGACGACTCCTTTGGGGGTAATGTCTCTCGAGTTCAGGGTTCGCCACAATATCAATTAAATACTTCATGGACTGCTGTAATTAAGGATTGCTACGACAAGCTTGTTTATCTAGCTAATCAATATGATCCACGTTACGCACAAGGTATTTTTCAAGATGCCATTGGTGAACTTTATTTCTTAACAAGAAAACTTGCTACTCGTTCACAATGCCCTGTTGTGTTTGAAGGTTTATCTGGCGCGCCAATTCCAGAAGGTTTTGCCGTTCAAGACTTATCTGGTCGAACTTGGCGAACCAATGGAACGTACAATATTGGTTCAAATGGAAAAGTAACGATTACAGTAACTTGTGATGAAGCTGGGGCTATTGAAGCGCTACCAAACTCTATTGTTGTTATTCCAACATCTATTAATGGTCTTGATCGTGTTTACAACGAAGATAGCGCGGTAATGGGGTATGACGAAGAAAACCGTGTTGATTTTGAGGTGCGCCGAAAAGAATCTGTAGCAATTAATTCTAAAATGACTGATTCCGCTACGCTTGGCGCAGTTTTGGCGGTTCGTGATGTTGTAGATGCTTATGTAATTTCAAATCCAACTGATGCGACTGTAACAGTAGGCTCAACAAATTATCCATTAATCCGCAATTCTATCTGTGTTTCCGTTGTTGGTGGCAATGATTATGATGTGGCAAAAGCCGCTTTTATTAAAGCTGGTACTGGCTGCTCTTGGAATGGCAATACAGACGTGACAGTAATTGCTGAGGACTATCCATCTAACCCGCCACAATATCCAATTAAGATTTTACGTCCTGATTTTCTTGATATTTGGGTAAAAGTTATTGTTAAAGATAAAGATGCGATTTCTTACACCATTGAACAAGAAGTCATTAATCATATTCTGACTAGCGCTGCTTCGGGTGAAAACAAGATTCGCATTGGCAAAGATTTCATCCCAGCCGATTATATTTGCGGTATACCAAAAATCGGATTAAAGGGAATTGTAGCAAGCACAGACAATGCTACATGGGTTAATGAAATCCCTATCGGGATTGATCAATTCCCTTCTTTAAATTCTTTCAGGATTTCTATTGAGGAAAGCTAATGGAGAATATTAAAGATACGATAATGTCGCAGTACGCACATAGCCCCACAATATTGGCGCTTATTGATGGCATTAATGAAGTAATAGATCCTCAATATTTTATTGACGATTTTTATGAAAAGGTTTATCGCTTATCAAGCGCTGAAGGTTTTGGCTTAGATATTTGGGCGGATAAAGTTGGTGTATCTCGTTTTGCTAAAACTGCCGACCCCAATGCAAAAACATTTGGCTTTCAACCAGATTACCAGCCATTTAATACTTATCCATTTTCTGATGGTGGTGCGTTTGCTTCTTATCGCTTAACCGATGCAGACCTAAGAAAACTAATTATCATCAAAGCAGCTTCAAATATTCTGTATGCAACTGCATGGAATATTAATAAGTTTTTGCTCATGGTTTTTGATGGTCGAAAGGCTTATTACGATATTGTGGGTCATATGTCAGCCGAATATGTTTTTGAGTTTGCATTAACACCATTTGATCGACTTATTGTCTATACTCTTAAAATGTTACCAATGCCTTCAGGTGTTGGAATATCATACAAAGAGATTGATGTGGATAGGACATTTGGCTTTAATGGCTCAGAGTTGAGCAACTTTAACAATGGAGTTTTCTATAGTGGCTAATCCTATATTTATCCCGATAGCATTTGCTGCTAACGGAATTAAGAATCTTATTCAAAAGGTTCGGCAAGTCGGACAAGATCCAGAAGATTTTACATGGAATGAAGGCGCGCCCTTAATTACTATGACAAAAATCGAAGATGGCGGTAAAGCGCCAAAAGGACAAGATTTTAACGGGGTGCTTAATGCCCTGTCTGAGCATGTCATCTATGGTCAAAATGGCAACCGTTATACATGGTCGCAGGATGTTGTGGATGAATTTGGCGGCTATGCATTAGGCGCAATTATTCAGTCTGATGACACTACCAAAGAATTTAGAAGCCTTGTAGCCAACAATACGGTAAACCCGAATAATGGGCTTGGTGGGGCTTGGGAAGTTTACAGCGGGCAAGGAAGCATTCCGACTGCAACAAGTACAACCGCAGGCATTACGAAGGTTTTAAATGTCTTAAATAGTAATGATGTTGGATCTGCTTTAAGTGCTGCTCAAGGCAAAGCTTTGAAAGACATCTTTGATAAGTTTTCGCTTAATACTGGAACAAATGGAGAATTGAAAATACCTATTGGTAATTTGACATTTGTTGCTAAATGGGGGAAAACCCCAAATCAAGATGTTCCCTCAAGTGGATCGCCTGTTAGTGTATCATTTGCAACAGCATTCCCGAATGCATGCTTAAACATACAATTAACACCAGACGCAACTGGCGGCACCAATCCAAATGCATTTGCATCGGTTTTAACAAAAAGTCGAACGGGATTTACCGCTTACTTATATGAATACACACCAACAACACAGAATGTTGGTATTTCGTGGCTTGCAATAGGATACTAATATGACCAATCCAACACTCATCACAACTCCATTTGCTGAAAATGGCGATAAAAATATTATTCCAGAATCAGTTGCGGCTGAGCCGCAAAACGCAACTATGCAAGCTGGATTCCCACCAGTCACCCAACAAAAGATTTCTGAGGGGGGTATTCCTCCTGAGCGAAATGATTTCAATGGAATCCTAAATTTATATGGTCAGCACATTGTTCACTTAAATAAGGGACTGCCTTATGAATTTGATCAATCCTTTGCCGATACTATTGGCGGTTATCCATTAAATGCCCGCGTGATGCTCTCTAATGGTGATATTGTTCAATCAACAATTGCCAATAATGTTAATAATCCAAATTCAAACATGAATGGGTGGGTTAGGAAAGGAAATATAATTGAAGTTGAATCAATTTCTGAATTGCTTGCCATTCAAAATCCAAAAGATGGCGATGTGGTTTTGGTTTTGTCGTATTATGCTGGCGAAAATAAGGGTGGTGATAATTTCTATTTTGATTCAACGAAAGTTTCTATAAGCAATGGTGTAACAATCTTTAATGGTTGGGTTCGTGACTTGTCAGATAAAGTGCTTTCAACTGATGATGCGGGCTTGAAGGGGGATGGTACAGATACAGATGTAACTAGCAGATTACGTACTTTTGCACAATTATCATCTCGAAATGGTTTTACAGTTCAGATGATCGGAACGTACTATCCAACATCAAATATCGTATTTAGCAATGCTGTAGATTTAAAAATTGTCGGCATTAACTCGAAAATCGAAGCAGATCGCGCAAACTGGACGTTTGACGGTACAAAACGTGGTGTGATCTATGCAAGTGACTGCCCAAACATTGTTATTAGTAATTTAAAAGGTGTTAAAGGCGTAACACTTACAAATTACAACATCCCGTTGGGCGAAGCTCGAATGCAAGACGGTGACGCGGGTATTCAGCTTGTGCGTTGTGATAACAATATCGTAATGCACTGTGGTGTTAGCTATGTGAAAACATGGGGGATTCTTGCTGAATCATGTAAACAATCAACGATTATTTATAACAAAATTTCTAAATGTTTGCGCCAATCGGGTATTAATGCAATCGTCAACTCGTCTGGCGAAGGCACTATTATTGTGCATAATAATATCTCTGAATGCGGTTTGTACGCAATTGAGTTAGAAACGCAAGTTGCAAGCAAGGGTAGACATTTAGTACATGACAATATAATTTATAATTGTCAAGTGGGTGTTTCTTGTGTCGGAAAAGTCTTTGATACATCAATTCACGACAATATGATTACTGATTGCGCGCAGGCATTTTTAACAGTTAATACTAATCAGACAGCAACAAAATCTGAGAGATTAAAAATATATGATAACACTGTATTGCGATGTGCAAGTGGTTATCGTTATAGCGGAACATGGTATGTGGATTTTTATGACAACACGCTTGATGGTGCAAATGTTCCAGCTTATGGCTTAACAAGTCCGTATCACGCAGTTGAGCAACTTATTAACACGACTTCGTTTAAATCTATCCGCAATTTTACAGTCGGCTCAACAATCTACATTAACGATGTAGCTTATACAGTAACAGCAAGTAGTAGTGCGCCAGACACAGAATTCGGTGCTGGTACTGTTTACACAATCACAGTAAATAACGCGCTCACTGGTGTCCAAAATGGTGACGCTATTAAAACACCTATGGTTGTACAGCGTGGCATCGACGCATGGTATCTTGAAAACCGTTATACTAATATCACTTATAATACAGTTCGTAACTATCCGACTGGCTACTACACGCAGCCGACTATGAATTCTAATTACAATAACTCTGTTTCAAAAAATAGATTCGTAGATTGTACGAATGCGATAGAAAGTCCAACGGATACCCCAGGAATTAGTTTCTTAAACAATGAATATGTACGTTGTACAAACAACCCTATTCACGTCAACCAAGTAATTCGCGGTCAGACGTCAATTAAGTGGTTTAATGTTGAAAACCCCGTACCCATAACTTCTGGCGGTACAAAATGGATAATCAACTTTAATGTTGAAGATGATTTGTTCTATCAGGCTGTGGATTTGTATATTTTCAACTCAGGAACTTCAAGCGGGACAATTGTTGTTCAGCTAGATGGTGTTGATTTAACACAAAGAAACGTGTCGGCAAGCGGTACAGTCAATGCGTTAAATAACCTAACTAGTATTCAGAAGTTAGTAAGAGGCGCGCATACTTTGCGTATTATTGATACTACTGGCGCATTCTCTTGTGCGTTTTGGCGCATTGGATTTAAGTGTATATAGCATGTGATAAATCACCACAAGTTTTATCTTATTTAAGGATGTTTCTTGTAGTGTTATTATAAGTAAAACTTATATAGGATGAATCTATAGTGGATTTTGTTAGCATGATTCTGGAGTGGCTAAAAGCGCACGTGGGTGTCATATTTATGGGGGTGGCTGGTGCGACAGTCACCGCCCTAGTGCCTTCTGGCAAGCCGTTAGCTGAACGAGTTATTAGCTGGGTTGTCGGTGTTATTTTGTGTGCCGCACTTTCAACCCCAACAGCCGATCTTTTAACAAGTGGTGGTTATGTCGAGGTTTTTGGATTTATTTATGGCATGGGTGGCATTACGTTAGCAAAAATGCTAATTAAAGCTATTGAAAAGCGTAGTAAGGTAGAAATTGAGTCTAAAACAGGAGTAAAGCTCGATGATGATGTTTCTTAATTATCTAAGCTTTTTTTTGATTACTGGCAGTTTAATGTTTGTAGTATTTCACCCCAAAATAAGCTTTCCAGTTCATGTTGATGTAATTATGTTTGCTCTTGCTATTGGTGTAACAGCAATGTTCATCAATACATTACAAGGCAAAGATTTATATGGACACATGCAAGATGCTGAAATATTGGTCCGTCTTGGTCTTGGTTGCTTAACAATCCGTTTTATCCATGAATACTTAAAGGTGAAGAAACATGAAAATGACTAAAGGTGGATTCGCCATTCTTAGAGATTCGCTAGGAAGATTAACTGAAAGTCAAGTTGCTGAAATTAATTTCATTGTGGATGCAATGGATAAAGATAAGTCTATATCTTATTCACAAGGTGCATATGTGTTAGCAACAACATGGTGGGAAACAGCAAAAACCATGTTGCCTATTTCTGAATATGGAAAAGGAAAGGGGAGACCCTATGGAACATGGTATAAAAATAGTAAAGGTCAACTGTATACCTTCAAAGATGGGTCAAAAAATTCAGTTTACCTGTTTGATGAGTTCTCGCATCTATACTATGGTCGTGGCTATGTTCAGCTCACGTGGCAATCCAATTACGAGAAAGCTTCTAAAAAACTAGGACATGACTTTTTGTCAAATCCAGATGATGTTATGAAAAAAGAATATGCAATCCAAATTCTTTTAACTGGCATGAAGGAAGGTTGGTTTACTGGTAAAAAGCTATCTGACTATATCTATCAATCTAAAAAGGATTATGTTAGTGCAAGACGAATCATTAATGGATCAGATAAAGCGCAAAAGATTGCTGAAATCGCTCTTATCTTTGAGCGTGCTTTGCGTAGCTTGTAGTGGATGCACCGCCCATTCAATCAAAAACAACATTCACGTTGTTGTTTGCGTACAATGTGTGAATTAAGAAAGCCCCACTACGGGGCTTGTCTTTATTTGTTGATTAGTCTAATTGCCGTAGCACCAAATTCATTACAAGCCGCATTCCATCCGCGCTTATAACCTTCCTCAGATCCGCTTTTATAAAAAGCATAGAAACACCGCCATTGCTTATCTATGTTTTCATCTTCAAACTTATAATGATTCTTTTCACAAGTTTGATAATTCATATTCGATGCATCTATACCAAGAAAACCCAATGACTTTACAAATTTATCAAGCACTGAAATTTCCCTCCATTGAGTCTTGATACATTTTTAAAACATCACTGTAATTTTCATCTGTACTTTTTACAAATGTCCCATTCCAAAGTATTCCAACTCTATCCTTAATTTCATTATATGAATACTCAACACACTGTTCTAGCGTTAAATCATAATGCAGTGCTATTGCGTCAAGATGACTTACTGCCATATCTATTGGAGCAATATAATCATCTAAATCAACTTCTAGTTCATTGCTCTCTGATATTTGATATAAACATTCAGATAAATCAATTATGGTTTTCTTTGGATTGGTAGATTTCCCGTAAGACCCAATATGATCGCTTATGCTGTGACCATGCATTTTGCATAGGTTTGTTAAAACAACAAAACAGTCGCCAACCCCATCAATAATCCCATCTAGATTTGATTTTGCGATTGAGTCTGCAAGCTCACCAAATTCACTAAATAGTTTCATAGCTTGATCAATTGGCTTTGATCCTTTGATAATATTACGATCTGATGCCCACTGTTCGATTTGTTTAATTAATTGTTCCATGTTTACTTCCACCATTGCTTTTCACGAATAGGATTAAATTTACGCTGATCATCTTGTTTTCTTTGCACGTATCGTTTTCGCTTATATGCCTCATATAAATACAAGACAGCCACAAAAACAAAGCTCAATGCAAAAGATAGTAAAATCATTGCTATTGGGTTCATTTTGGCCTCTCCTCTAGCGAGTCTTTCCAATTTCCCTTATATGGCAAGACAATATCAATCATATATTCTTCATTATTGCCAACAAACCAATTAACACCATCTTGATATGGTTTTTTGTTGCAACATTGCCCTTGACCCATACTTGTTGTATAGCAATAGTTTGCCCAAACTGGAACACTCGACCAATCATATTTACTCACTTCTTCAACTCCAAATATCGTTGCCCTCTATTACGCATCACTTCTAACGCGCCTTCACGTTTTAAATTCTTGATAAATTCCACTCCATATTTAAGCCATTGCATTAAAAACAATTCATATCGTTCCTTGCAATAGTCGTTAATTTCATAATAATCGGAATCTGAAAAATAAATTTCAGCCACCTTTCCGTTTTTACGCATAACAATATTGCCTTTACGTTCGTTTAAGTTATGTCCACCTTTCTGCATCCAAACAACAAACATAAAGACTAATGATTCCTTGATTTTCATTTATCCTCCAAAAACCAAAGTCTTGGCATATTCTCTAGCCATTTCAACTTTTAGTTTAATTAAGTCAATTTTCTTTTGATCATATTCAACTCTATACGATGAAATACGATCACTAGGATTCATTTCCAAAACATAGTCAATATGCAAATATTCATCATCATATCGAGTTAAACACTCTTTAGGTGTTGGCATTAGGATAAAATCAAGATAAGCCTCATTAATTATTTTTGGCTCGTAATCGTGATTCTCTCTTAACAGATTCATGTATCCCAATTGCTGCCAATCATAACCAGCATCTAAAGCCTTACTCTCAATATCTTCTTTAAAATACTCCATAGTCCAATATGACCACGGACACTTTGTATCACGTATTGCTGTGTTAGTAATAATGTCTGGTTCGCCAGTAATCCAGTCATTAGTAAAGCGAATCGTATTTTTTTCAGCACTAATAAACTTCTGTTGCATTAGAAACAAGATTGCGTCATCTTCAACCAAATTACCTTTTCTTGTCTCTTTACTTCCAGTAAACTTACTTGGAGCTTTATGTCTTAACTGCCTAACCTTTTCCTTAACCAATGTTTTAGCTGTGGCCGATAAGGTTTTATCCAAAAGATCATCTAAAATCTTCTGTTCTTCATCGGTACGCTTTTTCTTTGCCTTTATTGCTTGAACTTCTTCTGTGAGAAATGCAGAGTCAATAGACTTTGCATTTCCCATTAGTCGATGCAGTTCAGAACATCGAAAAATTAAATTCATAACGCCTCAACTATTTTCTTCTGCTCTTCGCTTAATGCGTAAATATCTGGATTTAAAGCATGCTCTTTAGTTAAGCTGCCAGCTTCAATAGCCGCCACGAATTGCGGGAATTGATCCTCAGAAATCAATCGAGCTAATGGCTTTTCACTCTCTTGATCATTATCAACATACGAAGCTTCACCATCTTCATTAATCACAGCTTGATCAAATTCAATCGCTTGTTGAAGCTCAACCGACATAGGCGCATATTTTGAGATAAGCAACTTAATGACAGTCTTTTGACACATTGCATCCCAATTCTGATGCCATACAGAATAGCTTTGCCCTTTCGACTTTGCAGTCTTATACGTCTGGCTATATTTGCTTGCATGCTGTTCAAGCTCTTCATTGGTCATTGTTAAATGAGCCTCAAACCCTGTCACAGTCTCAAGATAAGCTAGATACCCAATAACCTCACCACTAACTTTTTGTGGGATGAATGACGTTAAACGAGCCTTTACACTTTCTTCTGTATCAGTATCATAAACTGCAATTGATGCAATTTTTTTAATCTGCCCAGAGCGTTGTGCTAATTGCAAGTAGCCCTTCCACCCCATTTGAAATTGTGCTTCTTGATTTCCACTTTGGCGATTTTTAAATGGGACAATATAAGCAAATCCAAGATTGTTATTTAGTGGCAAATTAAGCGCACAAGCCGTATAAACAGCGCCTATCACGGATTCGGGAGTTGATTGCGCCAATAACCCGTTTGAATTAATAACCTGCATTACAGACGTAATATAGCTATCAGATTTACGACCTATCATTTCTTCAATGCGTTTCATCACCGATGGATTGCTAAGCGTTTGTTTAATCGCTAATGCATTTTGTTTTTGCTGTTGAGTTAGATTGCTCATTTAGAAATCTCCAATAATTTAAGTAATGTTTCTTGTCTTTCTTGATGCTGAATCTCTCGATATTCATGCATACGCTTTCTGTATTCTTTCGAGTCAATCACATTCATTTGATAGGCTGTTTCAATTGACCAGAAATAAGCATCTGCCCCATGTTCTTTTACATCATCTAACCAGCTCATTACATATTCTCCGCAATTTCATTTTCAATTACTTGAACAATGTTTGACACTTCTTCACTAGGCAAAACATAATCTTCTGTTTCGCCATCTTCGTTGTAAACCTTAACGTCACTTACAGATTTAATTTCAACATCATTCCATGACTGAAATCCGTCTCCATCTTTAAAGAATCGACCTTCAAACTCAACTTCTAAAACTAAATCACCAGATTTAATGGCAGCTACGTTATGCTCCATGTCTAATGACTCAACTTCATATGGGCCAGTAATAACTGGTTTACCTGAGCATGCAGCTAACGCAACAGAAGAAGCTAAAATTAATGCATTTTTCATAATGTTTACCCCTTGTTTATATTCTCAATAGTAAATGAATTTAATGTATGTGTCAAGCGTAAATATTAAAAAAGCTCCCGAAGGAGCTAGTTTTAATTCATTAAGTTTAATAACATTCGCTTTCCAAGATAAGGTGATAATAGTGATTCAAACTCGCCAGATCTTAATTCAAACTCTTCGCCATTCCTTTTAATCCCATAAACACCGCCAACTTTACAAAATTCAATTTCATGGCCAGTTCTTGGAGATATTAAGATGCTTGAAACACCACCAACTTTTTGAGTGGTTATTAAAAACTCATCTTGCGATAAAGAATTATCAATAATTTTTGCCAACTCTAATATGTTCATTTCATCCCACACTCACTACAGTAATTATTTAAAAACAATTTGTACTTGCAACAAATCTTACAAAACTCAACCACCGATAGAACCCTTCAAGAAGAACAGTGCTGTTAGAATCGCAATGACAATCAAAATAATGATTCGTTCGCGCTTGATCTTTGATTTAAGGCTGGCAACATCTGATTTATATTGACCGCATTTATTAACAAAACAATAAAGCTCATCAGTTGCATGCTGATTAGTTTCTTCTAAAAGCAAAATTTGATCATCCTTATCAGCCAATGCCTTCACATCCTTATCGTGAATCTTCTTAGCTTCATCGTTTTGCTTGATCAATCCACTAATAGCTAAATCTTTACTCTCAATGGTCTTTTTGAGGATTGCGATTTCAACTTCTTTTGGATTATTTTCTATAGTGATTTCCGCCTTATCACTCATAACTTTTGCATACTCCTTTGCTTTGCAAAGCTTCTCAAATTCCAAAAGTTCGTCAATTTCTTTAATAACTTTATTTTGCACCTTCTCGCTTTGTGGCTGGTTAAGCATCTTAGCGATATAAGGTCGAGATTTACCCATTCTTAAAGACAATTCGCTATTGTTTAAACCAAGTTCTTTTTTGGCTTGGTGGATTTTTTTGATCATTTCGTTTTCTGAATATTTTTTCATGAATTCGTCAAAATTAATTTTCGATCCACTAGAATAATCTGAAAACCGAAAATATTTGACCTACACCTACAGTAATATTTTTATTTCCTGTGTGGCAATTATCATTTATTAATCCATGATTTATTAAAACTTTTTCCGCTTCATTTCTTTGGGTTAAATCTTCACACATAATGGCGATATTTTCGATTTTCATCTTTGTTTCTCCTGTTAAGATAATCACTATAGTAAACTAATATTTATAATTTGCAATAGTTAATTTAATAAACTACAATGAAGAAAAATTAGGAGTTTAAAATGAAAGTATTGAAAGTTTTTGAAGGGACGGCAGAAGTGGTTGATTTTGAATTAACTACTCGAAGCTTCTTCTATAAGGGAGAAAAGTTAAAGCATGAACCAAATAGCAAAAAAACAGGTTTGCTAGCAAAGCGCAAAGTGTCGGATGATAATGAGCCAGAATACTTTTACAGCCTGAATAGTGACTACGTAAAAGAAAACTACCCCCAGTTTTTCACAGGGATGCGTAGTGTTGACTGGCCAAAAATTATTGATGAAGTATTTAAATACAACAACATTTCTCAACATCAGCTTGGGAATATGACTGGGATTTCAACTGCATATATTCAGTGGTTGCGTGAAGGCGTCCGCAAAAACCCAAGTTTTGAAATGGGAATGGCTATTATAAATCTGCATCCAAACAAAAAAGAACTTTTGGAAATTTAATAATTTATAGTAAATCAGCCCTCCTAGTGAGGGTTTTATTTTGCATATAATATTTACTATTGATAATTAATTGGGTAAGATTGGTTTTATTTGGAGGTGTTTATGGAAATATTTTTAACAAGCCCAACAGTGCATGCATGCGCAATTATTGTCCTAATTTTTGCATTTCTTACATTTTTTGAAAGGAAAAATAAGATAGATAAAGAGAAAATTAAGCGAAACTGCAAACACGCCCAATGCGAAAAAACTGGTGAAAGTGTCACATTTGATACTGAGCTAAACCGAACTGAAACAGTAACTCTCAAGTGCTTAAATTGTGAAAAAATTATTCAGGTGAAGAAATGAAAAGTATTGAAGATAAAATAAAAGATCAAGAAGATCGTAAAAAGTTCTTGGGATCTATCTTAAAATCTACTGTTGATGATATGCAAAAACCAAAGCGAAAAACAACAAAGAAGCAAGTCAAAGAATCGAGAGATTGCTTATTAAATGAGATACTTTCAGAATTAAGAAATAAAAAACGATCAATCCCAAAAGATTGGGAAAAAGGATTTATGAGCGCAATGTCAGTTATCGAGGGCTTTAAAGAATGAACCATGTAATTAATGACGGATTTATGAATCCCGACCGTTTTGGCTATGCTGCTATACCTTTTAAGATTAGTGACAAAGAGCCCAGAAAAGACGTGCCAATATGGAGAATCAGAAGGACCAATGCTAGGTCTATGGGCAAGAGATTCTACGAACATACTAAGCCTTGCAAATGTGGTTCATTACTAAGACGTGTTTATAACAACGAGTGTTTTGATTGCTGGAAGTTGGAGAATAAAAAATGAAATACATGGGTTCTAAAAATCGCATAGCCAAACACTTATTACCAATCATGCTAGCCGAAGCAGAAAGAAATAATATCACCACATGGGTAGAACCCTTTGTTGGTGGTGCGAATATGATTGATAAAGTGCCAGATATATATAAGCGTGTTGGGTATGATTTGAATGATCATGTTATTCATGCGCTTATTGATATTCGGGATAACGTTGATAGACTCCCTGATTCTGTAAGCGAGGAAGAATATAAAGCATTCTATGGAAAACCTGCAGAACATTTCTCTAGTCTTGTTCGCTTTGGCGCTTCATTTGGTGGTAAATTTGAGAATGGCTTTGCTAGAGGTAAAAATAATAATGGTGTGCCACGTAATTATTGGAAAGAAACAAAACGCAATGCTTTAAAACAATCACCAAAAATTCAAAATGTGCAGTTTATTTGCGATTCATACGAAAATTTAGATTTTGAGAATTGCTTGGTCTACTGTGATCCACCATATCAAGGCACGAGTGGATACAAAACAGGTGCTTTTGACCATGAAAAATTCTTCGAGTGGTGTAGGCAGCAAGCTAAAAATAATATTGTTTTTGTTTCAGAATACAACGCACCAGACGATTTTGTTGAAGTTTGGCGTGGTGAAATAAAAACAAATTTTGCCAGCACTAGAAAGAAAGCAACTCATAATGCTGTGGAGAAACTATTTAGAGTTTATTGATCACCAAGCCCTTCGGGGCTTTTTATTTGCCCTTTATATTAGTTTTTCTTATAAATTTTAATTTAATTAATAAAAATTATTTATTAGACACAGTCAATAAAACATTACATAATGACATTACACAAAGCAAAAGGAGATTAGAATTGTCCAAGCCAGCAACTTCATTTTTATTTTTAGGTGAACTAAAACCGCTTGAAAGTACGGTTATTGAAAACACCAAGAGAACAAAAGTCCGTGATGCTATTCGCCGTTATGGGGATAGAAAGTTTAATACAACTCAAGTTGGAAACAATGTAATTGTAACTCGTATTCAGTGAGGGTTATTTAATGAACGAAATGCCAAAAGAAGCCCTGTTTTTCATAACTTGGTTTGAAAAAGAATATCCCGAATTTATCAATCAATTTGGTGAAGTAAAGAATTTTTATGATTCCAAATCAGATGAATTCATGATTCAAGAAATTCAAGACGCTTACATTGATCGAAAGAAAGGAAATGAACCGATGCCAATGTATTTCGGTGTTAGTGGTCAGTTTAGATGAATGGTGATTAAATTGAGTATTGATGCTTTAAGATGGGCTTGGGTTGCAGATGTAAACACATCATCAGAGAGACTTGTTTTATTGGCTTTTGCAGATCGCGCTGGAGAGGACAACACAGCATGGCCCTCAATGGCTAGACTTGAAAAAGACACTAAACTTGACATCAAGACAGTTAAGAAAGTTGTAAACACACTTATTGAAAATGGCTTTTTGGTTGATACGGGAGAGAGAAAAGGCTCCACAGGAAGGGTTAGGGTTTTGCAGTTGGTTGGTGTGAATTGTAGAGAATTTAATAATGATCCCAAAAACGGAATGATTCCAAATTTCCCATGTAATGAACCCAAATTTGGGTCTTTGAATGAACCCAATATTGGGACGCAGAACCTACCAAAGAAACAACCAAAGAAACAACCAGTAGTTTACAGTGAAAAGTTTGAAAAATTTTGGAGTGAATATCCAAAATGTAAACGAAAAGGAACTAAAGAAGCAGCTAATAAAACTTTTACTAAATACCAAAAAGATTTTGAAATGATCATGAAGGTTTTAGAAGAGTTTAAGAAAGATGAAATGTGGACAAAGAACAATGGTGAGTTTATAGCAGCACCTAGTTCATGGCTGAATAAGCAACATTGGAAAACTGACTATTGGATTGAACAGGTTAGCAATAATAGTGCTGATAAAGTTCAATCCCAAGAAAATGTAGTAAGAAGAGCTGTAGCTGTACCAATCAATTATCTGGATTAAATAAAATGAATGAAAACTTATACTCAATACAAATTGAACAATCAGTTTTATCTGCCCTTATGTCTCTCAATGGTGGTATTGATGATGTTGTAAGTAAATTAACTACTGATAGTTTTTATGCAACACAACATAAAATTATCTTCAAGCACTTTAAAAAACTTTTTGATGCTGGTTCGGGTCATGACATTGTTATGGTTTATGACTCAATCAAGTTAAATGCAAATGACTCAAAAATTGTTGATGAAGATTTCTTGATAAACTTAAACTCAACAATAGGTCTGGCTCATTTTCTTGAGCAACATGCTGATCAGTTAAATGAATATGCCTCCAGAAGATCGCTATTTGAGGCAGGAGAAAGAATTAAGGCTATTTCGATAGATACTACCCAATACGACATTAATGAGGCTATATCGAAATCTGAGAGCATTTTAGAGAATCTAAGCAATCAAGATGAAGTGCCAACTTTATCGGATGCCTATGATGTTTCTGTTTCTCTATTTGCGTCTATTGATAAAACGATGGAAGCAAGAAAACGTGGAGACAAAGTTGACGTAGGTGTAAAAACTGGATTTACGGACTTGGATAGACAGCTTGGTCAAATATCAAAAAGTGATTTAGTTATTATTGCTGCCAGACCTTCAATGGGGAAAACCGCATTTGCCCAAAGCTTAATGTTGAGTGTTTCTTTTCTGCAACAACATCCAGTTTTATTCCAGTCTGCTGAAATGTCGAAAGAAAAAATTGGGCAAAGATTGGTTGCTAGTCTAGCCTCAATAAATTTAAGAGATATTCGTGATTCTGATATTAAAGACAAGGATTGGGAGTTCTTCTATAAAGCAACTGAGAGATTGAAGGCATCAAAGCTTTTAATTGATGATAGAGCAAGACCTGGCTTGTCGGATATTAGAAAAAATTGCCGAATCATGAAAGCAAAATTTGGTTATGTGGGGGCAGTATTCGTTGACTATTTAACATTGCTTAAATCACCATTATCTACTGACAACAATCACTTGGCGGTTGGGGCAATATCAAAAGGTCTTAAGGCTATAGCAAAAGAATTTGATTGTCCTGTTTTTTGTTTAGCGCAATTAAGCCGAAGCTTAGAATCCAGAAAAGATAGACGACCTCTAATGTCTGATATTCGTGAGTCAGGATCTATTGAAGAGGACGCGGATGTGGTGATGTTTATATATCGTGATGAGTATTATGAGAAAAACTCAAAAGATCAGGGTATTGCCGAAATAATTGTAGCTAAAGCGCGCGATGGAGAGGTTGGAACAGTTAGATTAGCAACTGAACTACAATACTCAAGATTTAGCAATCTTAATTTAGAATATTTGGACATGTGAGGATTTTTAAATGAATTTAATTCAATTTTGCTGGATGTTGTTTGTATTTTTTACATTAATTTTCTTTTTCTTTACTAGGTGGAGTATAGAGGGATTCTGGAGGGTGAAATTTGCTGCTTCAGCTTTTGTGGCGGGATGTGTATCGGGTTTGATTTATTTAGTGTTTGTAATTTTTATTTGGTTGGGAGGTGGGAAATGAATTTAATTGATAGATTGGGCGGATATGAAAACTCAGTAAAAGTTTTATATGGGTATAAAAACTTTGGGTGGACAATTCAAGCTGTGGAGGCTCATTTTGGTTTTGAGTTCACAATAGAGCAGCTAGCTAAGGCTTTGCTTGAATACCGCCGACAAAATAATATTTTTGAAATAGGCGACCTTGTTGTATTTAAGGAGGAATATAGCAAAGACAGTGTTATTCATAAAATTGATAGTTTGCGTGCAGGTACTAAGTGTTTACGTCACGCAACGAATGAAGAAATAGAGAAGGGGTGTAGAGTATGAAAAATATACTAAAATCTTGGTTTAGAAAGCCAGATGATAGATTTTATAAATTCCATAAAATGATGTGCGAATCAATTATTAATCAAACATGTTTTTATGATTCGGAATACAAGACAAGGGTTGCTGTAATAAGTTCAAGTTGCTGGGATGGTGATTTTATGACTTCGAATTATGAATTTGTTGCGGTTGGTAAGGTCGGCTTGCGTCAGCGTTATTATCCAAACAAGGTTGTCTTAAATATATTTGACGCAAGATTTAGGATTAAACCCATAATCACATGCAAATAATTTAAAAAACAGTTGCAATTATTCTCTATAGTATTTACTATTGAGAATATAAATTAACAGAGAGTTTTATTATGGAACTGGTTTTAGTTGTTTCAGTAATTATGTATTTCGCGCCTAGCATTATTGGTTTTATGCGTGGGCATGCAAGTAAGTGGGCAATCTTTGCAATGAATTTGTTTTTGGGTTGGTCTGTAATTTTCTGGTTTTTTAGCTTGTTCTGGTCATTGTCAAATAAAGGCGGCAACCAGACAGTAATCGTAAATAACCAGATCAACAACAAATGAGCAAAGAGTTTATAGGATTTGCAAAAGTCATGGTTTTGTTTTATTTGATCGTGATTTTTGCAGTAATTTGGTTAAGTAAGTTAATTCACAATATGGTATGGGGTGTGTGATGGAAAATTATAAAATTCGCGTAAATAATGAAGCTGAGAGCAAAGAGGCTCAGGAGTTGTTTTTTGAGCTTGGGTATAAACTAGATTCGTTTTTTGCCAAATACAAAGCAGACACTAAATGGGTTTTAGCTTGCGCCGATGGCTCAATGGGTTGTGCTAGTGAAGGAATGGCCAAAGACACATTAAAGGAAATAACTTTCCCTCAGCTCCGCGACCTTGTTGTGTTGAAGCGGAATGATGTGAATGATGCAAATTACAGAAGTAAGAGCGTTCTAGATGGGTTCTACTTTAAAAGCAGTGATGGGGTTTTTTACTTTATGTTTGAGGGTAAGTGGGTGAGATCAACAACTAATACAGATGAAGGGTTGGAGTCTATTACTAAAGATTTGGGACTGATTAGCGGTGCGGAGGCGTTGCGAGCTTTGGCTGATGGCAAAGAGGCTGAAGGGTTTTCAGAAGAAAATGAAGAGTGGGTACCTATTGTTTATTTTACTGTACAAGAGGTTGTGAATGGTTTATATAAATTCCGCCTCAAACCACAAACTGTAAAAGTTGAACTTGAGCTGCCGAAGCCTTTTGAGCCAGAAGAAGATTGTCACGTTTACATCTTAGATGACGGAAAAACAGATGGCTATCGTCGTTATTCCTACGAAGTTCATGGTGATAAAGGAAATACATTTATTGGTATTTGGCGTACCGAAGAAGAGATCAAGCAAGTCGTAGAGCAACTCAGAAAAATTAAAGGTGCTGTATGAAAAAGCGGAAGAAAAAATACAACGGGAAGCAGGTTGTAAAGCAGAAGGTTCATAAGTTTCAAATGACTTGGGAAGTTAATGAGGCTAAAAGCATTATTGAGCTTCATCATTTGCTTAATGGTGTAGATCCACAAGAGTCTACCCATACGCCGCTTAAAGTTTGGATGAAGGCGCATAAGGGTGATCTAGCTTTAGCATTAAAGACGCAGACAATACCGGTAGAACAAAGCTTCCATATCGTTAGTCGTATTCATGCGGTTAATGAGAAAACAGGCGAAACGGTTGATTGTGAGTTTCAGTTGGCTACTGATACTGTTATGCATTTGTGGCAGTTCTTGGGTGATGTTGAATCTGACATTTATGTCAATGATGGTGGGTTCAAAAAGAAATGGCTTGGCTTTAATCATGAGCTTGAATCTTATTTGAAAGAAGTTGGTAATGGTGAATTTGTGGTTAAGACCAATCATTGTTGCTTGACATGCTTTTCAACATTCAAAAGCTTTAGGCACGAAATGGAATTTAAATCAATTAAGTTAATGAATCCTGAGTTTGGATTAGGAGTTGAAGGGTGAATATTAAAAAGTTACGCGACAAGATTAATGGCTCTGAGCCTTTAGCTGATGGTGAGACTAAGGAAATTCTAATAGAGCAATGGAAAAATATTCACATTGAGCTAGAAGCTAAGAAAGAAAATGATGAACGCAATTATGTTTCATGTGAGGATGAGGAATGAAAGACGCAGACGACAAGGTAAATCAGCCAAGCCATTACGCTAATTTTTCGATTGAATGTATTGATGCTATGCAAGCTATGTTAAGTCGTGATGAGTTTATAGGTTATTTGCGCGGGAATATTTTCAAATACTTATGGAGGTATAAGCTTAAAAATGGGGTTGAAGATTTAAAAAAGGCGCAGTGGTATCAAAATAAATTAATTGAGGTTGAAGAAAATGAATAAATTAGAATTGGCGCATGATTATGCAAAAATAATGTTAAAGATTTCTGCTGAATCGGGTGATTTGTTTTTAAGTAATACAGATGAAATTGTTAAATCTGTTATTTCAAGCTCTTTTAATTTTGCAGAAGCAATGCTTGCGGAAAACGAAAAGCGGAAAGATAAAAGTCGACCTGAAGTGTTAGAAGAATGGCAGCCAGATTGGATCCATGCGCCAGATGGATTTAATTATTGGGCTGCGACTTGCCAAGATGGAAAAATAACAGGCGGATGGTTTTTTAAGGGAGAGCCTGAAATTGGGGAAGCTGGAAATATCTCTATATATCATAATGCTGATGATTGTATATTAACTGCCTCATTTGGTTATCAAGGTGATTGGTGGAATTCATTGAGAAAACGCCCATGAGAGCAGCTAAAATAGATGCAAATCAGCCAGAGATAGTAGCGGCGCTTAGAAAGATTGGGTGTACGGTTCAAATTCTTTCAAGTGTTGGAAAAGGGTGTCCCGACATTTTGGTGGGCTATCGTGGTAAAAACTTTTTATTGGAGATAAAAGATGGGGCTAAACCAGTTTCAGCGCAAAAATTAACGCCAGATCAAATTGAATGGCATGATTTGTGGAATGGTCAAGTTAATGTGGTTAATTGTGTTGATCAAGCAATTCAAGTTGTTACTTGCAATTAACTAAAAATTTGCTATAGTTAGCGAACTGAAGAAACTTTTTATATCCGTATCTAACCCCAAGATGCGGATTTTTTTGGCATAGAATTCTTGCATTAATTATAAATATAATTTACTATTGAGAATATAAAGAGGAGAGATACCATGAAACAAGATTTAGATGTTCAAGTTGTGTATGCTTTGAGTCGTGATGAAGTTGTTCAATTCCCAGATGCTTTGGGGTTGGATATTACCGGGGCTATGGCAATTTGTTATTGGGATGGTTTTAAGCTAATTGAAAAACTAGAAGAGGCATTCTGGTCTAAGCGTATTACTCAAGAGGTGTTTTTTAAACTAAACACAATAATTAGTGACAATTATTCAACTAGATTAATGTTTATTAAGGGGTAAGAAATGATTCTAGTTAAAGCTTTATGGTTGGCAATTGTTGATGTGGCTAAGTTATTCAAACATGCGCCTAAATTGTTGGTTGAGTTGTTTTGGGCTTTGGCTGGTGTTTTATCTTTAATCTTGAGTGTGGTTTTATTTCCATTAATTGTGGTGCGTAAATACAAGGTATTGAAAAATGGATCACAAAAGAGAGTTAAGGGTAAATCTAAGGGTATTAAAGTACGCGGCAACAGATTTGCTTAGAGGGTCAGTGTTGATTGTGTATCACGCTGGAATGATTGTATTTAATTGGTTAAGGGGTAAGTGATGAATGAATTTAATGCAATTTATCGAAAGGTTTGCTTGGGTGAGCGATTTGATATAAGCACATACAAGCAATGCGAGAAAATTTACAATCACCAGCAACAAAAGATTGATGATATTACGGGACACATCAAGACGTTAAAGGCTTTGCATAAAGAAGGCAATTTAACAATGGGTGATGTGATGATGTTTTTAAAAGGTGTAGAAGGGGTTTTGGGATGACGCAATCGTATAGTAAAGATGAAATGAAAGAAAAATTCCTTAGTGGGATGAGATGTCTTGTTGATTACTGGTCAAAGCAGGCCGGCAGTGATAAAGACAAGTTAGAGGGTCTTTCTCATTCAATATTATGCATGATTGATGGGGTGTCAAGCGCAATGCCGTGCGCAATTGATTTGGTTTTGAGGCCACACCCAGATGACAAGCAATATCACATAGATAATGAAGAGCAATGGGTTGAAGACGGTATGTGTATTAATGATGATGTTTATTTGCACGAGGGGTTTTACAAATGACAGATTTGAATAAGTTAAGAAGTGAGTTTGAATCTAACGAATATATAAAGTCAATAATCCAGAATTTTGAATGGTCTGAAAAGTTTAACAACTATCAGATTAAAGATTGTGTGGTTAATGGAAATATTTTTGATCTGCTTGAAGCGAAAAATGATGAGCAGTTATTAAATGGTGCTTGGTTTGGGTGGCAAGAAAAAGCCAAAGCTCAGGCGGTGCCAGAGGGTTATGTTGTAGTGCCGAAAGATGTTGCAGAACGAACAATTGGTCATATTGGCATAGCAATCTATCATCCAAACAATACTCGTGATGAAGAAAATATTATGAGTGAAGACCAAGTGGTTATTGAGCGCGCTATTGAAGCAAGCGAATCGGGAGCTGAGGGATGAATAGATCAATAGAGCAAGAAATTGACGAAGCTATAGCTAACGGTGAAAGCTTTTATAAAATTAGAAAACGTTTTGAAAAAGCTATTTTGGAAAGGGCTTTGATTAAGACTAGAGGAAGTCAAACTGAGGCGGCTAAGATGCTTGGGATTAGTCGAACGGGGTTGAGTGGGATTTTGAAGAGGGTGAGTAGATGAAATTTAATTTAGATAAAACGGATTATATTTTATATCCAGAATCAATATATAAGAGCAAGGTTAGATTTACGCTATTTGTTGGTGTGTATTGGGTTTGGTGCTTGTTATGGCTTGGTGTTGCTTTATACAATATTGTTGTTAATCACAATTATGCTGATGGATTAATTTCAGGTGTAATTCATATTTTATGTTTATTTATGTCGGCTTCTTGGATTGAGGATTTGATAAATGACCATTGAAGAAATCAGAGCTAATGCTCCGAAAGGTGCAACGCATTATGATGATAGTGGCGACTACTGGAGGGTGGTTGATGATCTAGAGTCATATTTTACGGATGGCGACAATTGGATTAGATATGCATTTCCATGTCTTGTTGATATAAAAAATGGATATATTAAACCGCTTTAACGCGGTTTTTCTTTTTGTGGTATTATTTTGGGAGGCTAAAGAGAGGTTTATATTATGGCTAGTGTTGGTAAGCCTAGAGCTATTGAAAGCCCTGAAGATTTTGAAGAATTGGCTTTTGAATACATTGAGTGGGTAAAAAATAATCCTGTTATGAAGACGATTACTGCGTCTTTTCAAGGGTCGATTAGCTATGAGAAAGTGCCTCATGCTCGACCTATGACGCAATATGGATTGGCTGCTCATATGGGCATTGGATTGAGTACGCTTAAGGATTATGGTCAAAGAGAAGAATATTCGGCTATGTTCAAGCGTATATGCGCGATTATGACGGCTCATAATGTGGATGGTGCAACGAGTGGAGATATGAGCGCTAATATTATTTCTCGTATTGAAGGTCTAGCCGAAAAGCAAGAAGTTGTTTCAAATGTTACTGTTAATAATAGTTTAGATGATTTCTATGCAGACATCCAAGCCGAAACCAAAGCCGAGTCTTAATCCTGTATTAAGATCGTTTTGGACAACTAAGGCGCGTAACAAAATATTATTTGGCGGCCGTGCAAGCTCGAAAAGTTGGGATGCGGCTGGCATGGCTATCTTCTTGGCTAATCGTTACAAGCTAAGGTTTTTGTGTGTTCGTCAATTGCAAAACAAGATTGAAGAATCTGTATATTCGTTGCTTAAGATTCAGATTGAGCGTTTTGGTCTTCAAGATAATTTTAGGATTTTAGACAACAAGATTATCAGCAAGGTCACTGGGTCTGAGTTTCTGTTTTATGGTTTGTGGCGACATATCACAGAAATTAAGTCTATTGAGTCTATTGATATCCTTTGGTCTGAAGAATCGCATGCTTTGACCGAGGCGCAATGGGAAGTGTTAGAGCCGACCATTCGTAAAGAAGGCTCAGAATGTTGGATTATTTTTAACCCGAACTTGGTGTCTGATTTTGTTTGGCAAAACTTTGTTGTAGATCCTCCAGCTAATACGTTGATACGCCACATTAACTACAATGAAAACCCATTCTTAAGCCAAACGGCGCTAGATGTAATTGCGGATAAAAAACGGCGTGATCCTGAAGGATTTGCACATATCTATGATGGCATGCCACGTGCCGATGATGATATGTCTATCATTAAGGCTTCATGGGTTGAAGCTGCTTTAGATGCTCATAAGCTACTTAATCTTGATGATACTGGTAGATCGTATCTAGGGTTTGACGTTGCTGATGCTGGTAAAGACAAGTGCGCTCTTGTTCATCGCAAGGGCATCGTTGCTTATTGGTCTGATGAATGGAAGGCGCGAGAAGATGAATTGCTTAAATCTGCAACTAGAACCTATAACGAGGCTATTCGATTAAATGCGTTGATTCATTACGATTCGACTGGTGTGGGTGCTGGTGTTGGTGCAAAGGTTAATGAGTTGAACAAGGAAAAGAAAACCAATGTTCAGCACAGTAAGTTTGTTGCTGGCGGTGGTGTTCATGAGCCTGATAAGTTTTACCAGCCAAAGATTACAAACAAAGATTTCTTTGCTAATGCGAAGGCTCAAGCATGGTGGCTTGTGGCTGATAAGTTCCGTCTAACCTATCAAGTGATTCAAGCGATTAAAAACGGGACTGAAATTCCAAAGCACAAGCCAGAAGATTTAATATCTATTAGTTCCGATATGCCAAATTTGCACAGACTCAAGGTTGAGCTTTCCATTCCTCACCGTGATGAAGATAGATTGGGCCGTGTTATGGTAGAATCGAAACAAGATTTAGCTAAGCGTGATGTTAAGTCACCAAACTTAGCTGATGCGTTTATTATGGCTTATGCTCCTGTTAAGCGTAGTATGCAAATTAACATTGCCGATGTTGAATCGGCTTTCAAAAGGTGAGATATGTTTGATTGGTTCAAAAAGAAAGAAGAAGCGCCAAAGCGAAAGCCGAAATGGAACGCTTTGTTGAATGCTATGCAGGCGCATAATGAAGGTGTGGCGATTCAGTATAAAGCGCCTTCTTTGCCCGATGGTGTTGCTCCAGAAGGTCATAGCGCTATGGCAATGGATGGCTTTTGTACAGCTTCGCAATATGCAGGATTAGAGCCGCAGTTTTATAGCAATTTCTTGGGTTATCAAGTATTAGCTCAATTGGCTCAGTCCACTGAATACCGTCTAGTTGCTGAAACATTTGCTCAAGAGATGACACGCGAGTGGGGTGAGGTCAAGGGTGATGATCAGAAGCGCGTAGACATTCTTATGGAGGAGTTTAATAGACTAGATATTCGCAACCTTATCCGTAAGCACATTGAAAACGATTACTACTATGGTGGTTCTCAGTTATACATTCAGATTGAGGGTCAAGAAGATAAAACCGATTTACCTTTATTGATTAACGAGAAAGGCATTAAGAAAGGTGCGTTAAAAGGCTTCACAGTTATTGAGCCGCTTTGGTCCACGCCTAGCTTGTACAATGCAAACAACGCGCTAGAGCCTGATTTCTTTAAGCCGAAACAATGGTGGGTGTTGGGCAAAAATGTACATCATAGCCGACTATTAACTTTGGTTATGCGTCCAGTTCCAGACATGTTGAAGCCAGCCTACAACTTCTATGGCATCTCAATGTCTCAATTGATGCTGCCATATGTTCAGCGTCATCAATCCATTGTTGATGCAGTGGCCAAGCTAATCACTATGTTCAGCTTGACTGGTATTAAGACTGATATGTCAGCAATCTTGCAAGGTGACGAGGGTGGTGCGAATCAACTCATTAGTCGCTTAAAAACATTGGCTTTAGGTCGGGATAATCAAGGCGTGGTGGCATTAGATGGAACTACAGAAGAGTTTTTCCAGATCAATACGCCTTTATCTGGCCTTGATACATTGCTTGACAAGTTCACACAGATGCTTGCCTATCCTTCAAAGATTCCAGTCTTAAAGATATTTGGAACTCCAACGGCAGGACTTGGTAATACTTCTGATGGTGAAATACGAGTATTTTACGATTGTGTATCAGCGCAACAAGAAGCGTATATTTTGCCACAGATCAAAGTTATTCTTGACTGTGTGCAATTAAGCTTGTTTGGAAATATTGATGAAAGCATTAAATTTGTCTTTAATCCGCTTTATCAATTGGATGATAATGAACAAGCGGACGTAAACTTGAAGAAAGCGCAAACGGCTCAGATCTACATTCAGGAAGGCGTTATTGACAATGAAGAAGCTCGTCAAGTGCTGGATGATGATGAGGATAGCGGTTATACATTAGAGGGTAATGCGCCTGAGCGTGACCCTTATGCTGAAGAGGAAAACAATAATGAAAGTTCACAGCAATAATGCTCATCATTTGGGTATTGAACTTAGCCATTTAATTAAGTTGATTTCTGGTAAACGCCATAAAATGCCAAGTGGATTAACAAGATCACAACGCAAAGAGTGGGCTAAAAAGGTGGAATGTGGAAATAACCATTACACAGACGAGGTAAACAACAATGAGTAAAATTCAAATCCAAGCGCCAAAAGGTGCAGAAGAATACTTTATTGACTATGATAGTTCTGTTTGGTATCTCAGAGAAGGTGGGACTTATATTTATTCGCCATATATTGGATGGGAGGAATTTGACACTGAATATCAAAAGAATGTGACTATTCATCCAGTTTTTAAAGAGTTAAATGCAAGTGAATTTGTTGCATATTATGGAGTTGATAAAGCTAAAGAATTGAGGGGAAATACATCTAACGCATTATTATGCATGGGTCACTACAATATCCATGTAAATGATATTGATGAAGCAATTAAGGCGGCATTAAGCTAAATATGGAAATAACCCTTGAGTCAATAGCGCCCAATGCATCCCTGACCAAATGGTACAGGGAGCAAATGCAAGGCATGATGGATGAGATGCGTTCTGAGTTAATTCAGGACGTAGTTAAGCCTATGCGGTCTGAAATTGCTATGGATGGCATTTTAGACTGGATGGGCCATGTTATTGATGGGTTGGTTAGTCGATGGCAGGATCGTTTAGATAAACTATCGACTCAAGTGGCGCAAGAGTTGGTAGGAAAAGCTAAAACCAACTACGACAAGCGCTTGTTGGGCATTCTTCGCAAGCGTGGCTTCACCGTAAACTTCCGACCAACAAAGTATATGGAAGATCAAGCGCAGATTGCTTTAGGTGAAAACGTTGCTCTAATCAAGTCAATCGGCAATGAGTATTTAGACAAGGTTCGTTCCGCTGTTTGGCGTAGTGTTAAAAATGGCTATGATGTTGAATCGTTAATTAAGCAACTCAAAGAGATTGACGGCGTAACAGATCGTAGAGCAAAGAACATTGCAAAGGATCAGACTGCTAAGTTGAATCAGGCTTTTGAAGATGCGAGAGCGAAAGAATTGGGGATAACAAAGGCTAAGTGGCTTCATTCCTCGGCAGTTAAAGTGCCACGACAAAGCCATGTAAAGGCGCATGGAACCATATATGATATTGAGAAAGGTTGCTTGATTGATGGAGAGTACATTAAGCCGAGTATAAGCAAGATAGGGTGTAAATGTAGAAAATATCTGGTGATCGATATTCCTGATTCTTAATCGTTATTATCAATTGTACTTAAAAGTAAGCGATACGCTATATTTAATTCACCACAAATTTATATAGGTATCGCTATGATTGATATTATCAATGGTTACGGATTTAAACGCAACTTTGACAACACTATTTTAATTTCACTTGATAATGTTGCTTATCATTTGGGTGTTCAGCCTTATTTGATTAAGGAGCATTATTATATTTGTGTTGCTGACAGATGTTTCTCGGAAGGTGAATTTCACAAAGAAGAAATCGAGAGAGGTGACATTAAGGTTTACATCCCTTGCAAATCACTTGAGTATCTGATTGACAGCCTTAAATATGAGAAAGTTGCTGTAACTGATTATGATAAAGAGAAGGCAATAACACTTGTTTTAGACAAAATGGTTGAAACTCAGAATGTTGTATCTGAATGCTTTAATCATGACGCTTATGACTTCTCTGATCCTGTTCGCAAGATTAATCCAGATTTGCCACCGATTAGTGAGTCGGTATCAAAACATAAGGATGATTGATATAATATATCAAAACAACTGATTTGTATTTTTGGTTTGTTTTGGTATTATTTGATTATTGATCGAATCTGTGGGCGACACAGTTAACTGCTATCGGAGAAATTGAGTGGGATGTGTAATCTATCGACACATTAAAGGTTTACCACAACCATGCAACTATTCGCACGTTGCCGATCAATAAGCAAGACAGATGGCTAAAATGTTCTGTTGTTTTCGGTATTGGCACGAGAAACCGATGACCGCCCGAAAGTGGGCAACTTAGAGAAGTGAATAAAAGCAGGGCTGATGTATTTGCAAGAACGAGATAACCCATAAAAAGCTTAGAGTAGTTCACTTCATCTAAGTTAATTGCTAGAGTGGTTGAATAGGCTGCATAGTAACCGAAAGGTGAAACGTGGTTGATATACAGTTTGTTATATCCGCATAGGTTCGAATCCTATATTAACTTAAAAATAAGCCATCCTAACGGGTGGTTTTATTTTATCTAAACTATTTTATATTTACTATTGAGAATTATATTTAAGAGTGGTATGATTTAGTTATTCAGTAGAAGGGGTTTGAAATGATTGTAGTTGAAAATAGTAATATTGTTAATTGGGATAAATATCCTGAGTTTATTTGCGCCTTAGTTATGCAGACCACTGAGGATTTAAAAACCATTGATGATTTTGTGTGTCCAAAGGGTGAGGAAATTACTTGGCTTCTTGATAAATCTCCAAGAATAGTTGGTGATAATGTTTTTATTAAGAATGCCAAAATAAATTGTTTAGGTGGTTTGGGTTTTAATGGTTTTGTACAGAGTATTGATCTACCTGCTGATCTAAAAGAGATCCATTACAAACCTAAGCCAAAGATGGATATTAAGAAATACAGAGAGGAGTTTGTATAATGATTAACGTAGTTTATTTGATTTTGGTTTTACATCACGGTGGAACAAGAGGGCAATCAATGGAATCAATACAAATACCTCAAGCAAACATGAGACAATGTGAGATAAATAAAGATGCATATTCTAAAAACGACAAACTAGTTGTTCGTAGTTATTGCATACATGGAGTAATGCCGAAATGAAACCAGAACAGTTTATTCGTGAGTTTGGGGTGGAGAAGGCGAGAGAGGTGGTTGAGGGTCATAGCAAAGCGTACATGCCTGAACTATTCAAGTATTGGTCAGAGGAGTTAAACGATTATGTACTAGCTCCTAGGTATGCATCGTTCTTAGTTGAAGACCTCAAGCGTCTCGTGGAGTCTTTGGACCGTGTAAATGGGCATGGCGGCTATTTGGCAACTAAAGAGTTGTTGAGCTTTTTGATTGTTCATCAAGAAGCGTTTGGAAAGGATGCTGTTAGTGATGAGACCATTAACTCATTAAAGGCTGCCATCTGCGACCACGAATCAATATACGGAGGCGGGGATGAGTAAATATCAACAGGAAGTTGCAGTACTTCTTATCGCCAGTGCAATTCTTTATGCGGGATTTAAGACAACGTTTATCGGTGTTGTTTGTTTGATTGGGTATCTAGCGTTTGTGTGGTCGATGTTTAAAGGAGCCAGCCATGAGTGAGTTTAAAGTCGGGGATTATGTAGTTCACCCTAAGTTTTCTAACAAAGGGCTGTACAAAATCTATGAGATGTCAGGATCAATAACAAAAGTTCAGCTCATGCCAAATGGGCGAAAAAGTTACTCTTTTGAGTCGGATATTCGCCACGCCACCCCTGAAGAAATAGCAGCAGGCCACCGCATTGATAAACCATCGAATCCGAGGGAATTAGAAACCCTAGACAAACCAGAGAACCACATTTCGCCGAATTGCAAAGTGGAGGATGTTTGAGATGGATAAACCAATAACATTTAGCGAATGGTTAGGCACACAAGGCAATATGGTTCTCCTTCATGCCAATTGTTGCCGTATTGCCTATGAAGCTGGTCAGCAGTCAATGCAAGCGAAAGTGGAGGAGCTGCAAACCCAATTGTCACTACAACGTCAAAGAGTGAAGGCTTTTGAGGAAGAGCTTACTAGTTCACGTAATTATGGTGATGAGCTGCAAAAGCGGGTGGATAATCTATCCGTTCTTATTTGTGGTGATGTTATTGACATTTTATCTTGTGTAGAAGGGCATGGGGATAACTCTCAACTTATTGAAGAATTAGAGCAAGCGCTCAAGGGAGAATCTAATGACTGAATGTAACCATATCTACCAATATTGCTGGATCTATAAAGCTTATTTATGCATACATTGCGACAAGATGAGGGTTGAAAATGAAAGTTGATGATATAGATTGGAAAAGTGAGTTTGAGAAGTTTAAAAAATGTAGTGTGCAGAAGTTTAGCTTGTATGTTTTGAATAAATACGATTATTTTGAGGATGCTTTTCATGCCGCGCAAATACTTCCAAAATGTTATAATCCTAATGAACCAGCGGAAGAGCAATTAAGTCAAGAAGATGATAGTTTTTGGGAGTTAAATTTCGGGTGGGATATGTGGTCTGAATCCCTATTGCAAAGGTGCGAAGATTATGAACATTGACGAGATTAAGAGGAATGCGCCTGATGGGGCGACACATAAAGCAGGAAGAATTTACATAAAAAACTTACGAGATAATACACCAAAGGATAGTGCTTACTATTGCGGATATATTTATGCTTATGATTTTTGGGATGGTAAACGATGGCAGGGTTGTGTTTGCAAGCCGCGCGACTTCTTTAGAATAAAGTCACTTTAACCAGTGGCTTTTTTATTGCATAATAAGAAAAATTGTATAGGTGAGTAACATGAATATTGATGATGTTCTTCAAGGGGTAACAAGCCAAGATGTTGCCAAAGCAAAAGAGATTGATCAAATGTTAGAGGATTCAGAATGGAAAGCCTTTATTGATGGTGAATTATGGGATAAGGATAGAAGCAAAATTGTTTATGCTATTGCCTACGCAAGATTAAGTGAGGTTGAATGATGCCACTTTTAAAGGGTAGCTCACAGGATGTTATTCATAAAAACATTCGTGAGTTAATTGATTCAGGGAAACCGAAAGATCAAGCGATTGCCATAGCTTATAAAGAAGCAGGAATGGCAAATGATACCGACTTTGATAAGTTGGAAGAATTGTTTGATCAATGGCTTGAAGAAGAAAAGAAAGAGCCAGAACATGCAATGGATAAGTCGGCTCGTAGCTACGACCGCAATGGCCATCTAATTGTTGATAAAACCATTATCACAAAAGCCGCAGTAAACCCTTATCTTGGCTCATCAATTCCACGATGGAAGGAACTAGGTTTAGATCCAAACAAAGAATACATGCTATTGCGTGATCCTGAAGAATTACGTAAGTCATTAGATACATTCAAAGGTTTGCAGCTTCTTAAGCGCCATATCCCTGTTGACGCATCTCAACCAGAAAAAGAATCAACTATTGGTTCTATTGGCACAGATATAACAATGGATGATGAAGGTCGTGTCTGGTCATCATTGCGCGTATTTGATCAAGAAGGGATTGACTACATCGAAAGCAAGGCATTAGGAGAATTAAGCGCGGGTTATGCTTATGATGCTGTCATGAAATCTGGCACTTTTAATGGTGTGCCTTATGATGGTATTATGACTAATATTCATGGTAATCACGTTGCTATTGTTGAACGTGGTAGGATTGGAAGTGACGCGATTATCGCAGATTCAATAGAGGGTCAATTAATGGCTAAGAAAATTGTTTTAAAAGATGGTGGGGTTAGTAAGTCTCGTGACTTCCTAAAATCACTTGGTATGGATTCTGCTAGTGATGAGGATGTGAAAAAAATGCTCACATTTGCTCACGACATTTCTAAATTGGCTCTTGATGAAGATGACAAGAAAGCCGAGGACGAGGACGACAAAAAAGCAGAAGATGAGGACGATGTGGAAATCGTTGAAGATTCTGATGATGATAAACAAACTCAAGCTGACAAAGACAATGAATCTGAAGCCATGCGTCTAAAAGCACGTGAAAAGCGTGAAGAAAAAGACCGTGACGAAGATAAGAAACAAGCTCAAGATTCAGCTATTGCAATGGATGAAGTGGAAAAGCGCGTCATGGCTCGCGTAAATGGCATTCATAAAGCTGCTCGTGAAGTTGAGCCTTTGGTCGGTGTTATTGCTCTTGATGGCTTTAACTCAGACCATGAAGTTTATGCTTATGCGCTTAAACAGAAAGGTGTAGACACTACTGGTATTAATACTGCTGGCTTGGCCGCTCTTGTTAAGACGCATAAAACTCCAGCCGTTGCGATGGATTCAGCGCCTAAAGCTGGTAAACTCTCTGAAACTACACTTAAAGCATTACGAGGGCTTAAATAATGGGTTTTCAAACTAGCGTAAACTTATATAACCCGATTGGTATTCCGGGTACATTTGCTTCTATCGGTCCTTATCATTCTGTAATTGCTGGTGCATTTCAGTTTGTTGCTGGTGATGCTGGATTAGCAATCGCGGCATTTGCTTGGGGATCTTTGGTTGATGGTAAGACAACCAACGCAAAACCAGCCGATACAACCAATCATTCATTGGGCTTTGTTAGCCGCAATTCAAACATTGCTGTTATTACTCAATGGCAAGGTCAGTCATCAAATTTAATTCCTTCTGGTCTTGAAGTTACGCTTCATGATCGTGGTGACTTCTATGCGGTGACAAAAACTGCTGCTACTGTTGGTCAAAAGATTTTTGCGTCTGACACAGATGGAACCATCCAGACTGGAGCGGCTGGTGCTACTGTTGAGGGTTATACAGAAACTCCGTTCTCTGTTACTACTCCTGGTCAAGCAAATTCAATCATCAAGATTTCAGCATTTTAAGGGGTAGATAATGAATTCATACGACATTCATGTATTAAACCAACGCTACAACATGAACTTGAATCCAAACGCTACCGTATTGGCAATGGATGATATTAATGGCGGTGTAGCACAAACTATTGCAAACAGTGGTGTACCTGCTTTTTTAAGTACGTTCATTGTTCCTGGCTTCATTGAAACCTTAACCGCGCCTATGGTATTGGGTGAAACATTTGGCGAGCGTCAAATGGGTTCAAGTGCTGATTTGCAAATCACTGTTGCTATCTCTGAGCTTTACGGTCAAACGTCTAGCTATGGCGACTACAACGACAATGGCATGTCTGAAAATAACGTAAACTGGGAATATCGCCAGCCTTACCGTTATCAAACAAATATCACTATTGGTGAACTTGAGCAAGAACGTGCTGCACAAGCTCGTATTCCATTGGCTGAGCAAAAGATTAAGGCGGCTACATTAACCCTTAATCAAACTCAGAACTACATTTACATTTATGGTGTAGCTGGTCTTAAAAACTACGGCTTATTAAACGACCCTAGCTTGCTTCCTGATTCTGTTGGTGCTAACTGGTATAACTTAACTTCTGAACAGCTTTATAACGAAGTGTTGCGCTTATACACTCAATTGGTTGAGCAATCTAATGGTGTGTTTGCAGATCAGAATGCGAAGATGACATTAATCATGTCGCCAGTAATGAAAGCCAAGTTACATGCGGTCAACCAATTCGGCTTGAATGCTTGGAAGACTATTAAAGAGAATTTCCCTAACTTAGAAGTTATCGGTGTTCCTCAGTATTCAACTGATGCAGGTGAAAAGATCCAATTGGTTGTGAATAGTTTCATGGGTCAAGACACACTTGATCTTGCTTTTGTTGAGAAACTACGCGTTCACGCTGTTGATGTTCGTACATCATCTTGGTATCAAAAACGCAGTCAATCTACATTAGGCGCTATCATTTATCGCCCATTCTTGATTGCTAACCAATTGGCAACCAATACACCCTAATCAATAACAATAAAGTGCTACCCTAGCGGTAGCATTTTTTTTAAGTTAAGATAACGTTATCAAATAAGAGGCTTTGCAAATGAGTTACGAGCAGTTTAAAGCGCAGCTTATTCTTAATTACATTAAGGATAACGGTGAATGCCCAAGTGACGAAGTGTTAGTTGAGATTAAAAAACTTGCAGATTTTGCATATTTAGGAGATTAAACATGGCCACAGTAATGATTGCTTGTAAACTTCCAGCGGGTTTAACCCTAGAAGTTGATGGAGTTAAAAAGAAAATTAACGGCTACAATTCACCAGATGGTTTTGTCATGGTTGATCGTGATGAAAAGATTGGCTTGACCACTGATGTTGACAAATCATTTTGGGATAAGTGGCGTGAAACTTACAAAGATCACCCAATCTGCGTAAATCAGTATGTTTACGAAACCAAATCTGAAAGCTCGGCAAAAGCTCAAGCTAAGGAATTGAAAGGCGTTAAATCTGGTCTTGACCAAAAAACCACACAAGAGTTAGACAAAGCTACTGGTGCTAAAAAAGACTCTGACGAGGTGTAAGCATGTCTAATGTTTTTGTTTTCGATCCTGCTGCGTTTAAGCTTGCATTTCCGCAGTTTGCAAAGTTCACCAATGAACAGCTAACAAACTTCTTTGAGGAAGTAGAAAACACTATTGTCGATAACACTGAAACTTCTTGTTTTAGTCTGAAAAATCGCAAGAAGTGGTTTTATCTTCTAGTGGCTCATAACGCAGAATTGCAAAATAGGATCAATGACGGAAACAGTGGCTTGGTTGGTCGTATTAGCTCTGCTACAGAAGGCTCTGTATCTATTAGCACTGATTACTCTATGGGTAGCGGTGCTTTAGAGCAGTGGCTCAAACAAACGCCTTACGGGGCTAAATTCTATGCGTTTACTGCTCCATATCGCACGGCATTGTGGGTTGCTGCTACTGCTCCAATGCCAGTTAAGCGCACTAAAGGACCTTATCCTTTTGGGTGGGGTAATTATTAATTAATTGGTGTATTTATGGAAAAAACAATTGAAGCCCTTAAACTACTTTTAGATGATTACGATGTCTATATGGCTGGTGGGAAATCTTTATTTGATTGGTCGAACAAGGACCTCATCTTTAAAGATGGCTATGGTCTTGGCTCAGAAGGCTGGGATTTTTAACCCATATCAAAAATATTGATTTCACATTTAAACCCTGTCGATTGACGGGGTTTTTATTATGCAAACGTATTGCGAAGTTAAAGCGAAACAAAACCGAATGGGTTATTTTTGGGTTATTAGAAAGACTTTGGCCAGTTGAGTTCCGAGCGGATTTGCGCGCATCGTGTTGTAGATAAGTCCACAGCGTCCATCAAATATAAAACGGATTGATTCACCCTTGTTTTTAATGGCAACAATGTCTGCGCCTTTGTCGATTAACCAGTTTTCAAAATCACGAAGTTGTCGAGTTTCAAGATTCAATTTCGGACTTTTTTGTTTTTTAGCCATATTCACCCCTAAATCTTATTTAAGTTAATTAATACTATATAGATATATGCTATTGGTGAGATTCTGAGAGAAAAAGTTAATATTCATCCTAAGACAGTCTTTTTAAAAAAAACTATCTTGAACATTAACTTTATCAAAGTATGCTACTGGAGCCGACCCTTCGATTAAAGTCCGAAATCATTGTTAAACATATTTCGGTTGCTAGTTACCCTGATTTAACTCAGTCCAAGCTCTGCCTAGCACGCCATTTCTGACTATTCCAACAGATTCCTGTTTGCTTGACCCTCACAGTACAGGATTGTTTAAGCTATGCGCTGCCGTTATAGTTGTTCCGACCACATAACCGATTTACTTAGTTTCACACTGGTTGTAAGTAACAGATAAATTATAGCATTTGGTTAAAAAGTATTAAGTGAAAATAATTCATCTTCGATTTCATTTATTGTTAGTTTATTCATCTATGCAAATTTTGCATAATTAGAATTATTCATCAAATTTAAATAAAGTGAATTTTATTCATGTTTATGCATTGGCGGTGAATGATGCTAAACTTAGCAAAAGTGGAGGGCTGCTCATGTCAATAAAACGCACAGGCTCACTAGAACAAGCATTAAACCGCTTAATCTCTAGTAATGATCAGTATGTAAAAGCTGGGGTAATGCCCGGCTCTAAATATCCAGACGGCACCAGCGTTGCTACCGTGGCTTATAGGAACGAATATGGTTTTAAGAATATTCCAAGTCGTCCATTTATAAGAACCACAGTAAGAGAGCAAAAAGAAGCTTGGGTAGAGCTAACCAAAAAAGGCATCAAGGCTGGATATACATTAGAACATACGCTTAATTTGGTTGGGTTGAGTATGCAGAATGAGATTCAGCACTCTATTATGATATGGAGTGACCCACCAAACGCACCAGCAACTATTGCAGCCAAAGGATTTGACGCGCCATTAAGGGATAGTTTGCTCATGCATGACAGTATTAAATACGAAATTGTTGAGGGTAAACTATGAAAGTATCAATACAAGTAAACTCAGAAAAGCTTTACCAAAAGCTTGAAAAGGCCATTGAAAATTTTAAAGATGAGGAATCAAGACAATTGAATGATGTTGATCTTGGCAAATGTTCAGATGATTACATCAAAGCACTACTTATATTTGATCAGACACTTTTCACAACAAAAGTTATAGATTAATTAAAACACCTATTGCATTCTCGATAGTAAATAAATATAATAAATAAAACTCAGGAGAACGCTATGAATTGCCAAGAAATTAAAGATCTTTTAGCTGCAAAAGACAATGAAATTAAATTAAGAAATGAAAAAACTTATGAATATTTTGATTTAGTAAAAGACGATGTGGTTGATTTGCTGATAAAAGCTCATATTGATGATGAATTTAAAAGCGAATTTTATAGAGTACACGAGCGCGAAGTAATGGAGATTCTTTACAAAAAACTAGGTTTTGACCTTGCCTTTTTCCATTGGAATTATAGGTATGATGGTGCATGGGATTCTGAATATTTTTCTATAAATAATTTTGAACCGTTCTGTGCGCACTCAAGTCATATTCGCATTTTATGCACAGAGAATGGGATTGTTTCACAAGAATTAAAAGACAATTTAAATAAAATAAAAAAAGAACATGAAAAGGTTAGGGATTCTTTTGATTATAAAATGTTTGGAAATTTGCTTGTTGACTATATTAAGAGAAAAGGATTTAAGCAGCAAGTTATTATTGGTCAGCGGTCTGGTCGTGAATTTAAGGAGTTCGCCTTTAGAATTAAAAGATCACAGCTTGAAAACAATTGTTGTGAGAATGGCTCTAATATTGGATTTAGTAAAGATGAAGATGTACCAAGCATGGAAAATGTTATTATTGGCGGAGTGGTTGCTGTCATTGTTATTATACTTGGATTCTTGATTTTGCTTAATCTATCTCCATAACCACAACTTTACAAGTGTCGTAACATTTAATGATATAATAGCCTCATCAAACGATGGGGCTTTTTTAATGGGAAAAATATGCAAATCATGCAAACGTAGTGCTTTAAATCTTGGCGGATACATGCCATGTTCATGCAAGCCTAGAGCCAAAAACATTAAGCCGCCCAAAAAGCCGTGAGGAATTTATGAGTTTAAGATTAGCAAAATTAGCAAACAGTGTCATAACAGCAGTAAATAGCAACACAGAGGCATTGTTGAAAGTAAGTACAGGTTTTACTGTCACGCCAGATGGTACACAAGTGCCGCAATACACCGTTCAGCCTAAAGTGGTTCAAGCTCAGTCAATGAGTGTTGAGGATTTAAAGCATCTAGGCTTTGCTAACCAGCAAGGACAATTCTTATCTATCTATGCCGATGGCATGATTCCAGCGATTAGACGAGCTATGCAAAAAGGTACGTCAATTATCGTCATGAATCCATACGGTGAAGATTTTCCTACTGAATGGCAAGTCAAGGCTGTTCTTGAATCGTATTGTGATGAAATTGCCGTTGAAGGTGAAAATAACTATAGCGGATGGGTAAAAGTGCTAGTTCAAAATACTGGCAAAGAATCGCCACATGATGCTCGTTATTTCGGTTTTGCTGGATCTGATGCCAAGCCTTTTAATCAAGGAGTATTCGCACCATGAACAAATGCAATAAAGTTTTCCAAGATTCTTTTGGAAAAAAGGGAACTTGCGTAACGGCATGTATAGCGTCTCTTTTGCAAATTGATTTTAATGAAGTTCCTAGATTTATTGATCTAGTGGAAGGGATTGAGCCTTATCAAGAAAAGGCAAATGAATTTTACAGGCTAATGTTTAGCTTCTTAAATAATAATGGTTATGCTATGGCGCGGTATCACTATTATGACAAAGATGGATACCTACCTTTTCATAGTGACGAGAACTTCTTTTATATAGTCTGCGGGACATCCAAAAGAGGTAACGATCACGCTGTTATTTACAATAACGGATTCCCATATCATGACCCTCATGGTGATGATGGATTTGTTAGCGACCCATTTGTTGCTGAAGTGATATATAAGGTGAGTGAATGAGCATATTAACCGACCTCTACACAGATATGCGCCAGTATCTGATTAAAACCTTTAATCTGCCCGCAAATGATACAACAGTAATTAGGGGATACAACAACCTAAACCCAATCCCTAAAAACGCCATTATCATGACTTTTATGCAAGGTCGTCATTTAGATCAAAAGTCAGTCAATTACGATGGCAGCAAACAGATCATCTTTAATTCTATGCAAGGCACAATGCAGTTAGATTTTTACGGGCCAGATTCAATGGATATGGCGCAAGAAGTACAAACGCTGTGGAATAGCCCCTATACTACTGATACGCTAATTAATTGCGTACCATTGGGCAATCCACGTATACGTGATTTATCTTTCGTTAATGAGGCTGGAATGTATGAATTGCGCTTTATGATTGAAGCCGACTTGCAATACAATACAAAGTACGAAAAAACAGTTAATATACTGGAAGACGTTTCTCAAATCGATTTGGAGTCTATCAATGCAGTTTAACTCTATCCCAGCAAGTAATATTGCTGCTGTCTACCCTGCCGTAATTGGTGGCGGTGGCAATCCACTAGGATTAAATACAACTTTATTTGTAAATGAAGCTGTATATCCAAACTATGAATATTTTTCTAATACTCTAGTTGGTCAGCACTACGGTTTAGAAAGTGATGTTTATAAGTTTGCGACCGTTTACTTTAACGGCTTTAATAACGCAACCACTCGACCAAACTCACTATTCATTGCAACATACAATTCAGATGAATACCCAGCTACCATTATCGGCGGCGATATTACTGGTACAAGCATTGCTGATCTTAAATTGATTAACGGTAGCTTAAATATCGTTGTTGATGGTGTATCAAAGAACGTTACTGTTGATTTAAGCACTGCAAACTCATATAGCGATGCGGCGGCCCTAATCGGTACAGCATTAACCTTGACTTGTGTTTACCAATCTACAACTAAAGGTTTTGTAATTCAATCAGGTACTACGGGCGAAGGCTCAACTATTAGCTTTGCGACTGGTACTGTAGCTGACAAGTTAAAATTAACTCAAGATACTGGCGCAATCCTAAACAACCATACAACCCAAGACACACCTGAAACTGCCGCAGCGAATGCAATTCAGTTTAGCAGTAACTTTGTGAACTTCACTTATGCAAATGGCGTATTTGATGACGATGCTCTAAAAGCTTTTGCTACCTGGATTACTCAACAAAATAGCCGATTCAAGCTCTACACTTGGGGCCTTGATCCTGTTGCTCTCGGTCAAAGTGGCGCTTCATTTGGCGAATGGGCAAAAGAAAATACTAGCGGTGTTGTTCCAATCTATGGAACTTTTGACAAAGCAGCTTTCTTCTGTGGTGTTTCTGGTTCAATTAACTATCAAGAAACTAACGGGCGCACAACTACTGCTTTCCGTAGTCAAGATGGTTTAGCTCCAGACGTAAAAGATGAAGCTGATGCAGAAACATTAGTTAAAAATGGCTATTCATTCTATGGTGCTTGGGCTACTGCTAATGACCGCTTTCAGTTTGCTGGCAATGGCTCTGTAACTGGTCAGTATAAATGGATTGATAACTTTGACTTCCAGGTGTTCTTGCGTACTCAATTACAGCTTGCGTATATGAACATGTTCCAAGCTCAAAAGACAATCCCATACAATGATCAAGGTATTGCTACAGTTCGCGCATACTCACAAGATCCAATCGATCAAGGTATTAACTTTGGTGGCATCCGCGCTGGTGTAAACTTGTCGAATGCTCAAAAATTCCAAGTGAACCAAGAAGCTGGTTTTGATGCTGCTAGTCAATTGTTTACAAAAGGCTGGGCATTATCTATCACCCTTCCAGATTCTCAGACTCGTGTCGCGCGTGAATCATTTATTATCAAGTTATTCTATACGGACGGCTCTAGCATGCAACGTTTAGAAATGACTGCTACTAACGTTCAGTAAGGAGATTAACTTATGCCAATGGGATATAATCCAAACACAATTACAGCGGCAAATAGTATTGTTCAGTTCCGCTGTGCTGGTTTATATGATGACTGGATTACTATTGAAGGCGCACAGTCTGACGCATTTGTAACGTTCTCTGACGTTACATTGGCTCAAACCCGTGTTGGTGTTGATGGTAAGCAGTCTATGGGCTTCATTCCGCATGAAACCCCGATTACTGTATCACTTGAAGCAAGCAGCCGATCTGTACCAGTTCTGGAAACTGTCTATAATGACTTTATTCAAAATATGGAAGTTCGCCGTTGTGAGTTCCAGATCAGCTACCCTTCTGTTAAGCGCAAACAAACGCTTACGGGTACAATGGTAACTAAGTCAGGTGGTACTGGTATTGCACAGCTTTTAAATGGGCATACATATAACTTTAATATGATGTCTAGCGGTATCGAAGAAACCAACTAACCATAAGGGGAGAAATCCCCTTTCTATTTTTTAGAGGCTAAAAAAATGGCAAAGGCACTTAAGAAAACATTTTTCACCATTCCTAATGGGGATGATGAAGGTAAAAAATTTGAAATAACAAAAATGGCGGCATTGCCTCTTGAACGATGGGCGCATGAAGTTATTTATCATGCCTCGCTTGCTGGCATGAATATTAAAGGTATTGATTTTGACAATATGAATTTGCATTCAAAATCAGGGATTATTGAAATTGCAGGCGCGCTTGGTTCGATTTTAGGGAAAATTAATCCAGATGATTCATTGCGATTAAAATACGATATTTTAGACTCTTGTGTAAAAATCGTTCCATCTAGTGGTGATCCTCGCCCATGCTTGTGGGAAGATGAAATTGATGACGCGAAAACCCCTACAGTATTATTTATTCAAGCAATTGGATTTATGACTGGTTTTTTAGAACAAGGCGAAACCTAATACTTGATTACTCAT